TTAATTTATTAAACTTTTTAAGAAAATGCAAGAAAATGATCCTATAAACACAATAGATGATGCAGTACAAAGTATTGTAGATAATATTGAAAGTCAAAAAGACGATGTAACAGAAGAGGACACTGAGCAAGATAAAAAAGGAGTTTCTGAAGAAGAAACCAACCTAGAAGATCATGATTCAGTACAACCAGAAGATGATACAATTTTGTCTGAAGAAGATGATACAATTTTGTCTGAAGAGGAAGATCAAAAAGAAAATGCTGATAATGAAGAATTGAAATCCGATGAATCTGAAGAGCAAAATTTTACTCTAACTGTTGATGGTAAAGAGCAAGATATAAGCGAAAAAGAATTAGTAGATGGATATTTAAGGCAAGAGGATTACACAAAAAAAAGCCAAGTTTTGGCGGATGAAAGGCGTAAGTTTCAAGAAAAGCAAGAAACTTTTAACAATGATATTAATAATTTTAACACGAAAACAGCAGAACAAATTGCTTTATCTAAAATTGTTAATAAAAAAACTTTTGATTTAATTGAAAAAAACGGCGGTTATCTTGATCCAGAAGAGTTTGAAAAAGAGCAAAAATTTATAATAAGAGATGCTCAATATGAGCTTGAAGAACAAATCCTTGCACAGAAAAAAAAAATAGAAAGTGATAGAGCTAATTTTGTTGAAAAAGAAATTAATATTTTTTATTCAAACAACCCTGATTATCAAGGCACAGAAAAAGAAGAAGGCTTAAAAAAATTTATAAGAGATCATAATTTAAGCAATTTAGATATTTCTGTTCCAGTTTTAGAGGTTTTGCGTATGGCTTATGAAGGGCGGGATTTACAAAATAAAGTAAATAATGCTAAAATTTCTTTAAAAAAGAAACAATCTTCAAAAGATATACCCAGATTTCAAAAAAGCAGTAGCACAATTACTTACAAGCCAAGAAAAAAAAGTTTATCGGAGTTAATAGATAAATATGGTGGAAATGTAGATCAAGCCATAGATAAATATGTAAAACAACAATAATTTAAATAAATAAAAAAATGCAATATAATTCAACACAAGATATAAAAGACCTTGCAAGAGATCTAGACCAAACAGCTATAAAAGTGAGTCAAGATGACACGCCTATTTTAAATGCGATGCCAAAAGGAAGGGCTGTAAAAAACCCACTAAATGTAGAAATTACTATTAGTAAACATAGAGCTTCTACAGGAAATAATGCAGTCTTAGAGGGTGCGGATGTAACAGAAGTTGATAAAGGAGATCAACCCGAATTTCCAAGCAATATTTGTCAAATTCAAAGTTATACTTATGGTGAGACTGGCACTGTTGCACATTTAAAACCTGAGGCAATGGATGGCCATACTCTAAAAGAACAAATTAGGGCTGACATTGAAATTCATATTCACGCACGAAAAGAAGCGGAAAGAACGATCATGCAGAACCAAGCTTCAAGATCCCAGTCAGGATCAAACCCTAGACTTTTAGCTGGCTTACCTTCATTTATGGAAGATAATGTAAGCCGTGGTACTGGAGGCTCTAACGGTGGTTATAGCAATGGCACTACTTCAGAAGCAACAGACGGTGAAGAAAGATATATTTCAGAAGATATATTGAATAATGTTATTAAATCTATGAAAGACAATGGAGCAGAAACTAGCCGATTAAGTCTTTATGTAGGAACATTTAATAAACAATATATATCTAAAACTTTTAATGGTTATAACACTAGAAACATTGAAATGACAAAAGATGGAGCTCTTAATTCTGCTGTTAGTATTTACAATCATGACTTCGGCAGCGCTCAAGTTAAATGCTCGCATGAAATGAATCCAACAGACGCATTTTTAATTAATTTTGATCATTTTAAGCTAGCAAAATATAGATGGGCTCACAAAAACCAACTAGCAAAAACTGGTGATTCTAATAAATTTCAAATACTCTATGAATATACTACAGAAGTAGATCAAAGAGGTTTAGGCTTAATTGCAGATTGTAAAAAATCTTAGTTTTATAAAAATAAAAGAGGGTGTAAAAGCCCTCTTTTTTTATTATTAATTATATAAAAAAATATTATGGAAAAAATTAAACAAAGAGAAATAGCACAAATTATACAATCAGAAAATAAAGATTTTTCTAATAAAGACTTATCTGGCTTGTCTTTTACAAATCTAAATTTACAAGGCTCAAAATTTAGAAATTCTTATATTAAAAATACAAAATTTGAAGGCTGTGATTTAAGATGGGCAGATTTTGAAGGAGCTTACACAGATATAAAAGAGCAAAAAACAACTGATGAAAACGGCAAAGAAAAAGCGATAAAAGTTTATAAACTAGATAAAAGCAAAGTATTTTTTGAGGATTTTGTTGAGATAAAGGTAGAAAGAAAGAAAGTTGGTTCAACTATAAAAACTCAAAAAATCATTGAAACTTCACATGAAGAGATAGTGCCAATAAACATGTGGGAAGTAAAAGGTATTAATGATGCCTAAATTATATGATATACATGGGGTGGGGTCAGTAGTAGATATTGATCGTGAAAACAAGCGAAAAACTTATTTAAATCATTCTGGTTTTGTATCCAAGCACGGTATTAATACAAAAGTTGTCTTGCAAGAAGTTGAAGAGGGGGGCAAAAAGTTTGTAAGATGTACTGTGATGAAAGAACAAGATGAAACGCCCATTCTAAAATTAAATGAATTTGATAAACAGAATTTTAAAAAGTTTGGAGATTGGGCGGAAACTTTCCGCATACCTCCTTTATTTCTTGAAAAATTAAAAGATCAGGGAGTTGATATAAATGATCAAGAATATTTACAAAATTATTTGGAAATACATCACCCCGAATATGCTACCACCCCTAAGCAACTAACTAAAAAAAGAATTGTAATATAAATGGATTATTCAGGATTAAAACAAGCTATATTAAATTATACAGATAGACCACAGCTTGCAGATAATACGGGTACTTTTATTGAGCTTGCAGAAGCTTTTTTACGCAAAAAGGTTTATTCTCAAGAGGTAAAAACAATAGAATTAAGTACAGAAAATGTAGAAGATGGCATTGCATTACCTAGTGATTATGGTCTTTTAGCATGTGAGCCTTATTATTCATTTCAGGGAAGCGAATTATCTTTAAGTTTATTGCCTTCGTCGCAGATGAACGATCAATATAATAGTAATAATGGATATGTAAGCCATTATAATATAATTGGTAATAATATTATGTTTTATCCTAATATATCGGCGAAAGTGAAAATAAGATATTACACTAAACTCCCTGCTTTAAGCCAAGATAATCCTACAAATTTTTTATTAGCAGATAATCCAGATATTTATATTTATGCAAGTTTAATTCAGGCAAATATTTTTATTGATGATAAAATAGGGCAAGTAAAATATGAAAATTTACTTGCAAAATCATTAATCCATTATAACGCTGAGCAAACTAACAGGGTTTTGTCTTCAAACTCTCCTTTAACCTCACAATACACAGTATAAGATGGCTATAGACCCAATTATTCCCTTTGGCGAGTGGAAACCAGATAGCGCTCCATACGATCAAGGCAATAAACTAGTAGATGTAAAAAACGCAGTACCAAAAGGTAGTCATTATGCATCATTTAAAAATTTATCTGCAAAATCTTTACGCCATTTACCAACAGAGCCAAAGGGAGCTATTAGTTTTAAAAATTTTAACAATTCAACTAAAACTTATGTAGGTACAGCAAATGCACTATATAGCTTTAACAATATAGATTTTATAGAAGTAAGCCGAGCAGGAGGCTATAGTGGTAATAATTTAATTAGTTGGGAGTTTGCACAATTTAATGATGTTTTATTAGCAACTAATTTTTATGACGAAGTACAAAAAAAAGATTTAAGTTTATCAGGAAATTTTACAAGTTTAGATGGCAACCCACCAAGAGCAAAACATATTGGTAAAATTGGTCAATTTATAATTTTGGGCAATTTAAGTAACTCAAACGGAGAATTTAATAATAAAGTTCAATGGTGCGGTATAAATAATATTACTGATTGGAGTAATAACCCAGATAATCAATCTGGTAGCCAATTTTTTAATCAAACAGGTGGTGGGGCTGTTACTAAAATTATATCAGGCTCACAATATGGCTTTATCTTTCAAGAAAACGCTATATCAAGAATGGCTTATGTTGGAACACCTATAATTTTTAGAATAGACACTTTAGAAAAGAATCGAGGAACAAGAATCCCGACTTCTGTTTATCAAAAAGGTAAATTAGTATATTATATAGGCAAAGATGGCTTTTATGTATTTGATGGCAATCAATCAGTGCCTATTGGTGAAAATAAAATAGATAATTTCTTTTTTAATGACTTAGATTTATCAAATACACATAAAATATCTGTGGGTTCACAAGAAGAATTAATTTTTTGGTCATATCCTTCTAAAAATAGCAATGGACAATGCGATAAAATAATTGTTTATAATGAATTTAATAATTCATGGTCAAAATTAGATATAAAAACAAATTTATTGCATTCTAGCTTATCACATGATGTAGGGTTAGAAGAATTAGATAATATCTATGGCACAATAGATAAGGTAGATTTATCTTTTGATTCCCCAGCTTTTATTGGTGGACAACCAATATTTTGTGGTTTTAACCAAGCTAATCAATTATGTACTTTTGATGGAGAAACCTTAACATCTGAATTTATCACAAAAGAGTTCCAATATGAAAGTGGAAAAGTAACTAGATTACAAAAAATATCTCCTATTATTACAGGAGATAGTAAATTACAGATAGGAATAAGAGAAAAACTAAACGAAGAAGTGAAATTTCAACCAGAATTAACGCAAAATAGCGCTGGTTATTTTGTAATGCGTTCTACAGCTCCGTTTCATAGATTAAAATTAATCACAAAAGGGGAGTTTAAAGAAGCAAACGGATTACAAATTTTAGAAGCAACAATACAAGGAAATAGATAATGCCAAGTTCAAAAATTACAATTACAGGAAGTTATGAAAATGATTCTTATGCTATTGGTAATGCAATTAATAATTTGGCAGATGGTAAAGTTGCGGAAATAAAAGAAATAACTTTAGATCCCTATAAGAGCAGTACAGTATTTAATGATACACGCTGTTCTTCCTCCTCCCTCGTGCATCTTGCACCAAGTACAGCAAATAGTGCTGCTCTTACAGGGGTTTATGTTATTACAACAAATGGAAGCTTTGAAGTTTTTTACTCACAAAGTAGCGAAACAGATTTAAAGTTTAAATATATAATTTTTAATTAATTTTTAGGTAATATTATG